ATTCTATGCTTACCAAGATAATAATTCCCTATACCCAAATATGAACATCGATGTTCCGCCACCAAGTCGCGGCACATGGGGCGCTTCAAGAGTCCCTGTTTGGAAAGGAAATAACATCAGCATACCAGATTGGATAAGCACCAGTGCTTCTGGATTTAGTATTTCTTTGAACATTAGTTTTGAGAGTCTATCTAACACTCAATCTCTATTGGTGTGGGATACTAATAATCTGACTGTCGGTCTTCAAGTTAACAGCACTAATGTGTTAGAATACCTGTATGAGCATGCAGGAGGCATTGAAACTATTCAACTATTACCAATCGAAATTGGCAGATATTACTATGTTAACATCGAACATCTTGCTGGCAGTGTTGTAGTGACTACCAAAGAAGAAGGAAGTGGCGTAACGAGTGTTATCACATCTAACATCGCACCTTCTGTAGTTGTTGAAATAGACTACATTACGGGTTCATTTATTACTGCAACAGTATGGAATGTGGAACTAGAAGACGGTGCAAATAGTCGATACTATCCAATGCAAGAGGGTAGTGGATTTACTATGCTAGGTTACGATCAAGATGGTATCGCTATGGGAGCGTCTGGTGATGCAACCCTTAATGGGAATGGTGACTGGATAACTAAAAACTATTTAATATTAGGGGGGGTATAGTTAAATGCCTACAGATAGCGACTACGCCCCTCTCTTTACTGGAACGGTATATCGTTCAAGGGTAAATGACATAGAAACTATGTCAGATAGTAATGCGATTGGTAGTTTTAGTATCGCAGAACTTGATACCCAGTATAATAATGTTGTTGACCTTGACGAGATTCAGTCAAGAACTTTCGATGCTGATTCTGATGGAATAGTCAGGGGGTTCACAGATTTTTCTAATACCATAAACACTATGGATGAAAATCATTGGTTGCAAATAGACTCAGATGGTTATGGAAATAACATGCTGGGAGATCAGTTAGACTTTGCCCCAGAATACCCAGGAAGACGACAAGGTCCAATTTATAGTATTGGAGTATCAAACCTTAAAGCGCAACCATCTGTCGTCACATCTTTAGTCGAGAATATTGTCACAGCTAGCGGAGTATTATTAGCACAAGTTTCAACTGTTACTGGTGCAGCAGAAAACATAGTAGATATTTCTGGAAACCTTGAAGCACAAACATCAACTGTTGTCGGTCTATCAGAAAGAATCTTGACATCAACTGGATCATTGGAAGCACAAGTATCGACAGTTGTCGGTACGACAGAGAATATTAAGACGGGTTCTGGAACCCTTCAAGCGCAAGTGTCAACTGTTGTTGGATCATCAGAAAATATAACGACTGGTTCTGGAACACTCCAAGCACAAGTTTCAACTGTTACCGGACAATCTGACCTTGTCCATATTGCTTCTGGAACCCTTGAAGCACAAGCATCGACAGTTGTTGGTGTATCAGAAAATACCATAACTGGTTCTGGAACATTAGAAGCGCAAGTTGTAACAGTTGTTGGAGTATCTGAAAGAGAGATGGTCGCTTCAGCAACACTGGAAGCACAGGTGTCAACTGTTAACGGCACAGCAGAAAATATCATAACTGGTTCTGGAACACTAGAGGCACAAGTATCGACAGTTGTCGGTACGACAGAGAATGTTAAGATTGCTTCTGGAACACTCCAAGCACAGATAGTCACTGTCGTTGGTGCTGCTGGTATTACACCAGCAGTAACTGGCACAGGAACATTACTGGCACAAGTATCAACTGTTACCGGACAATCTGACCTTGTCCATATTGCTTCTGGAACCCTTGAAGCACAGATAGTCACTGTCGTTGGTGCTGCTGGTATTACACCAGCAGTAACTGGCACAGGAACATTACTGGCACAAGTATCAACAGTTGTTGGTCTTAGTAGCATAACTGGCGAAGGAACACTAGAGGCGCAAGTTTCGACAGTAGTTGGTGCTGCTGGTATCACACCAGCAGTAACTGGCACAGGAACATTACTAGCGCAGGTATCAACCGTTGGTGGGGTAGGAGTATCTACCGTACCTTATGTCGGTATGCCTTTCCCACAGATATACGTTGGCATGCCTTTCCCTGACATATATGTTGGTGGTGTAATTCAACCAGAGGCAAGTGGAAGTCATACCGCATCAGGAACACTGGTCGACGAATCAAGCGTAGTCGTTGGTGCTGCTGCTTATCTTGACAATCATCATACCGCATCAGGAACACTGGAAGCACAAGTATCCACTGCTGCTGGTCTGCATGAATAGCGCAGTGTCTGAGTTTGGTCTAGCATTCGTTTGGTATGCAGGAGCAGCAGGAAATGCATCATACCTCGCACTGTTTGAAGTAGGGCAGCAAGACACTGACTTAAACTTGGTCGGCATAAGCGCACCTTACCCGCACACAGATGGCGTTGACCTGAAGTTGCAGATGAAAGTTACGAACGGTCTGCTTAGATGTTATGCAGGAAAGAGACCAATCGTAGGCACTTTACCGACAGTGGAAAATCAATTCGCTGCGAATCTGATACCTTTAACTACCACTGAAGGTGGAGCAACTTTCTCTAACACCTATGATATTGCGACTAATAATGCTAACCTAAATAACTCTACCACACACGGTGTTTATCTAATTAACAATGAAACTGCTGGTTCAAGAACTGCATCACTCCAGTATGTTCGTTACCCAGATTTATTGATGGACTTGGGATAAAAGGTATTAGAAGTTGTATAAATAAACTCATAGAGCATAAAAGAGAATAGATTAATGGCGATACCAACACAACAAACTATTTCAAATGGTGTGACAGCAAACGATGGCACTGGCGATAGTTTGCGCGATGCCGCAACTAAAATAAATGATAACTTTGCTCAACTCTGGCAGGGTACTTATAATAGTGTACAAGATGAACCTGCGCGAGCATTTGTGGTTGGTTCCGTTGACGATGGTTATAGTAAACCTATTGCTGGTCAAATGAATGCATACAACAATGGCACTCCTTCTAACATGACAGACTTTGTCAACTTTCGTATTTCCCAGTTTGACAATAACGGGTCAGTAAGAACCATTCCTGTTCAAAGAGACTGGAATGGGAATGGACAATACGATTCTGTTACGACAGCAACTACTCTGACCATGTATCAGAAGACAAACGACTCATCACTTGGTAGTTTTGTAGTTGTTGGACAGTACACGGGAACCTTGTATTATAAGACTCATTCCAACCCACCTGGATCAATAGTAAACCCAGGAGTTGCCCCAGCAACAGGGGAAAGGTATCCATCTGGATATGTTTTCACGCCCACCGATTCAGACTACTGGTATTTTCAAACTGCAAATCCAGGACTGATATACAGGGAAGGCAGTTTATCTGCTGGTGATTCGTGTTTTATTAAAATAGATAACTTCTGGTAGAGGAAGAATAAAAAATGGCAGCAACAATAACAGACACACTAAAGAAAGAATTATTAGATGATCTCTATTCTTCTTATACTGGTAAACTGGTGGATAGTGATGCGGGTATTCCAGCAGTCGCTCCCGATGCTTATTACATAGGTATCGGTAAGGCAGAGCAATGGGCTACTGCTGGGGTAGCACCTATACCCACTCCATCAACCAATGATGTTATTCAGTTTCAATCTTCTCTACAATCGGTTAAAAAGGTTATAGACGTATCTTATGTGATACCTCGCGTTAACTGGTCAGCAGGGAGCATCTACACTCCGTGGGATAATACTAATAGTTCAGACACAACCATTGGAAGTCTAAATGATATCCTTGGTGCTTACTATGTTATCACTGATAACAACAATGTTTACATCTGTATTCAACAGGGTATGAGTAATACGGGGGTCGTTTTAAACTCACTGAACAAACCAACCAACATAACTTCAGCAGTTTTTGAGACAGGTGATGGTTATGCTTGGAAGTTTATGTATAACGTTGGCGTTTACAATGCCCAGAGATATCTTACTTCTAACTACATCCCTGTCGAGCGTATACCAGATTCAGATCAAATTGGTGGTAAACCCACTGCCGTATTGTCAGCATCAAGAGCAGAACAATACGCAATACAGCAAGCTGCCATTCCAGGGCAAGTGATTGGAGTCGGGATTGACTCTAGTGGTATTGGATATCCTAAAAACTCAGAAATTAGAGTTACTATTGATATTCAGGGTGGCAACCCAACATCTGTTGCATATGCATATGCTAGGACAGATAAAAACGGAAAGATATTTCAGTGTATTATGAAAAGCAAATATGACATACTAGAAGAGTTTGCGTTTGGTTCTGGATACAATAAAACTGCGTGGGGATATATGGGTGCCGACTCAACTGGCGCTGGTACTGGTGCAGTACTACGCCCAATTGTTGACCTCAATCCAGGTGGTATGGGCGCAGACCCACGAAATGATTTGAATAGTTCTGCCCTTATGTACACAGCACGACTTGTTGGTAACGAATACCAAACCTTCAATGTGCAGAATGATTTCCGTCAAATCGGATTGATAGAAAATCCAACTAAGGATTCGGCATCTCCCGCACCGCTCACCGCTGTTGTTGCGGCCGCCATGAAGAAGTTATACATCAACCCAACCAGTTTCAATCAGACAACAATTGGATTTGACGCAATCGTTTTTGAAGTTAACAACCCTACTAAACAGGCAATCGTTGACTACTATGAACCAGTCAGTGCAACTGAGGCAATAATTCACTGCCACCAAACTTTAGATACTGGTTGGGAAGAGTTTACTAATACTACTGGCACTCAGATAAAAATCGGAAGCAATACTGGAACTAGTATCGCAAGTTCTGTATTTGGAGAACCCATGCTTCGATATGCTGGCATGGATAACTTCTCCGGTAAAATCTTATACATAGATAATAGGGTTCCCATTGAACGTGATGCTAACCAAACTGAAGATATCAAGATAATCATAGATTTATAAAGGACGAGATAATGCCGAAGGATTTTACAGAAAATACTATTAGAGATGTCTATCATGACGACTTCACGGACAGTGCGGGTTTTTATAAGATACTCTTTAATAGTTCTAAATATCTTCAAGCAAGGGAACTGACTCAGTTACAAACAATCTTGCAAAACCAAATCAGCACATTTGCTGATAACATATTTCAAGATGGTGCTGCTGTCACTAATGCATCTGCTGGTTCAGGAATTGACCAAGCATCGTATGTCTTAGTCAATACCCTCGAACTTGGTAACGTGTCCATTCAGAGATATGTCGGTAGAATCTTAAAAGGTCCACCAGTAGCTAATGTCCACAACGGTTTAGAATTCACTGTCACCTTTGCATCTGCCGCAGTTGAGGGAACTTCATTTGCAACTCTCTACGGTTTCTATAGTTCTTCAGATCAAACTGGCGTATCATCTAGCGATGTACAAGGGCAAGCTCTAACCTTTGCTGATAATAATACTCTTAACGATCAAGACCTTACTCCACTAACACCACTAACTGTTGCCATTCGTTCATCCGCACCTTTGTCAACTGGCAAGGGTTTGTTATTCACAATACAACAAAGTGATTTTTACTCACAGGGTCACTTTGTTTATGTGGAGAAACAAGAGATTGTTATTTCGGCATACGAAATTGATGTTGATGTAGATGTGGGGTTTCTAGTTATCCAAGACATTGTTACTGTAGAGGATGATGTTAGTCTCTACGACAATCAGGGTGCTGTTCCCAACTTGGCATCTCCTGGCGCAGACCGATATCGTATCCGTATGGTACTCACCACAAGGGACGCAGTTGCTGATCCATTAGATTTCCTTCCCTTTGCTCAAGTCAGAAGTGGATTTATCACTAAGATAAAAACAGGAAATGACGACTATAATCTTATTGAAGAGCGCATGGCAGTGCGACAGTTTGATACCAATGGTGACTTTATCGTCAATCCATTCGGTCTTTCTTATCAAGCAGGAAATGAAACAACTACTCTTACGATGAGCGTTCTAGGACTTTCGACTGATGGGTCAGCAACTGCATTTGTTGACGGATACAGGTTGGTCCAAGGGTTTGATTCTGAGTATCAGATTCTAAAACCAGTAAGTTTTACCACCCAAGATAACACCACAACAACAGTTGCATACAGAAACTTTATCCCTGTATCAAATACTACAACCGCAAACGCGGGACTTGGAGAGTGGCCAACCGCTGGTGATTTGAGAACTCAAACACAATTTAAACTGTTCGATAATGCCAACTTGCAGATAGGAACAACCAGAATTAAGTCTTTGATAAGACTTCCAGCCGCATCTACTAAAGGCGTTCAGGTTCATCTTTATGATGTGAGAATGAATTCAGGCAAAAATTTCCGTAATGTGGAGACTATCTCTGCTGGTAGTAACGCAGAACGTATGCCTGTTTTCCTTGAAGGAACAAGTGCATTTATCATACAACCAGAAATTAATACCTCATTGTTTGAAATCCCAGGTGGTCGAGTAAAGAATGTCAGCGATGTACGGTTCTCATCACAAAGGCAGTTCATTCAGCAGAGTAATAGTTCAGGCGGCATGTTGCTTGACTGCGAGGCAAACAATAGATTTGATAATATCCTAGAGTGGATATTCATAAACCTTGATGATGATAAAATGGAAATCATCACAACCATAACCCTCGCTGGAAACATCGCTACGGTAACTGGTCTAACTGCTTCCAAAAACTATT